CGCCTCATGGAGCGACGCGCACAATACGCTATGGATGGATGAATACCGGCATATCAAGACGACCTATAACCGCGATGACCCGGATGATTACCTTCGGTCGCGGCGTGATGCGACGGAGTTCTACAGGTCCAATCGGGACGCCATGGACGCCGGTTGCCGCGTCTCGTGGGAGCATGCGTTTTCGGAAAACGAAGATGAAATCAGCGCGATTCAGCACGCTTACAATGCCCTGATTGACGACGGCGAAGAAGTGTTTGCCAGTGAGTTCCAAAATCAACCATTCTTGCCGCCGGAAGAGGAGGGGCAGTTGACGCGTGGCGAAATCGAATCACGTATCAACGCACTGTCACGGTACGAAGTGCCGACCACATGCGAGAAAATCACAGGCTTTATCGACGTTCAGGGCAAGTGCCTTTACTATGTTGTTGTGGCATGGACGCCAGAATTTACCGGGCATATCGTCGATTACGGTGTATTCCCCGATCAGCAGATGCATGCGTTCACGCTCCGTCAGGTTGAGAAAAGTCTACAGGATGTTTTCCCCGGCACTGGGCAGGAGGCCGCATGGCGCAAGGGATTCGAGGCGTTGGCTGGAATTCTCCTGCAACGGGAATACCGCCGCGATGATGGTGCAGTTATGCGCCTGTCTCGAATGCTCATTGACGCAAACGACGGGAGCGCGATGCAGACGGTTTTTGATTTCTGCCGTCAATCGCAATTCGGCAACGTATGCATGCCGTCACGCGGAAAGGGCGTCACGGCGTCCGGTACGCCATTCTGCGATTACAAGAAAAAGCCCGGCGATAAGGTAAGCGATATGAACTGGCGCATTCCATCCCCACAAGGGCGCGGGGCGACGCGCTTCATCTATTTTGACGTGAACTACTGGAAATCGTTTGTCCGTTCCAGATTCCGCACGCCCATGGGCGACCCCGGATGCTTATCTATTTTCGGTCAAGCGCAATTGGCCGGACGGCCGGGACCAACGAAATTGACGCACGAAATGCTGATTGATCACATGATTTCCGAATACAGCATCCGCACCGAGGGACGCGGCCGAACGGTGGATGAATGGGCAATGCGTCCGAACGTTGCAGATAACCATTTTTGGGATTGCTTAGTTGGCTGCGCTGTTGCTGCATCGGAGCAGGGCAGCCGGATTATTGACGGGGGCGGCGGCGGTGCGTACAAGCCCCGCAAGGCGTTTTCAATGGCCGATGCGAGAGCAAAGAGGGGGCGCTAATGCAGAGCGCAACAGAAGCGAAGGCAAAGCGGGAATACCATGGCCCGGAATGTCCGGCGTGTGGATGTCGGCACCTGCCGATATTCCAGACGCGGGCGGGCGCATTCAGCACTATTTCCAGAATTCGGTTTTGCCGAAATTGCGGGCGTCGGGTTATCACAAATGAGAAGGTAGTCGGATAGTCCCATATATGGGAGTTTTTTTAGGAAATCGTAAACTATGAATTGAATGCCGACGGCAACCATATACTATTGCACCGGACAACTTGACCGGCACAAGTGCGGCTGATCACCGCGCCCAATGCCAAATAAAAAGCCATGCAGGGCTGCATACCCGCACGGCTTTTTTATTTGGTGCCGGTTGGTTGTCCTTCGGGGGGATTTGATGACGACACAGGAAGAAATTACGCAGCTTGAAACCGCCCTTGCGGCCTTGCCTATTGGCATTTCGTCAACAAAGGACGCGGCCGGGAATCAAGTCAACTATGACCGCGCAGCCGTAGAAAAGCGCCTTGACGTTTTGCGGGCGCGTCTGTCGAGCGAAGAGGGTACGCAGTCAATCGGCATTTCGCGTCTCGTGGCTGGAGGTCCGAACGATGGCTAAGCGTGGCCGCAAGCCGAAGGCGTTGCCAGTTGTCGAGCGCAAGGCGTTTGTGATCCAACGCGCCCGCGCAATCAATGCCGGGTATGACGCCGCACAAACAACGAATCACAATAAAAAGCATTGGGAGCGCGCAAGCGCTTTGAGCGCCGATGGCGAAGCGGACGCGGCAACGCGCAAAGAATTACGCAATAGGGCGCGGGAGGAGGTGCGCAACAATTCGTATGCCCGTGGCATTGTCCTGACCCTTGCCAATGATATCGTCGGCACAGGGCCGCGCCTGCAAATGCTCTCCGATGATACGGAACTGAATAGCGGCATTGAAGCGGCATTTTATCAATGGTGTCGCGACACATCCTTTTTCGAGAAGCTGCGCACAATGCGCATGGCGCGTGTGCAGGACGGCGAAGCGTTCGGAATGCTTGTCAGTAATCCGAATTCGCCCAATGCTGTCAAACTGGATATCCAATTGATCGAGGCCGAACAGGTTGCCAGTGAGACAGCAAAGCCGCCGACGAATGACGTTGACGGTGTGCTCTTGGATGCGTTCGGAAATCCGACCCAATACAGTGTCACGAAAAACCATCCGGGCGACGGTACAGGCGGCAAGGCCGCATATATGAAAGTCCCCGCGTCAGGCATGATCCATTCGTATCGCGTAGACCGTCCGGGGCAACATCGAGGCATTCCGGAAATCACCCCGGCGCTTGGACTGTTTGCGCAACTTCGGCGCTTTACCATGGCGGTCCTGACGGCGGCAGAGACTGCGGCGGACTTCGCTGCGGTCCTGTACACGCGCAATCCTGCAGATGGTGCAGCGCCAAATGATGACCCATTCGGCAGCATCGAACTTGACCGGAACATGATGATGAGCCTGCCGGACGGCTGGGAAATGTCCCAGTTCAAGGCCGAGCAGCCGCAAACAACGTACGCGGATTTTAAGCGTGAGATTTTGAATGAAATCGCGCGTTGCTTGAACATGCCATACAACGTCGCGGCCTGCAATTCGAGCGGGTACAACTATTCAAGCGCGACCATGGATCACGAGATTTATCAGAAATCAATCCGCGTTGAACAGACTACCGACGAGTACAAAATTCTGGACCGCGTATTTTCGATGTGGCTTGCCGAATACGCGCTTTTGCCGGACGCGCCAGCAATCGACGCCATGATTATCCCTCCGCATAAATGGTACTGGGACGGGGTGCGGAAACTTGATCCGATCAAGGCAGCGACGGCACAACAGATGCGACTTGCGAACAATACAAGCACGTTTGCAGATGAATGCGCTGCGGACGGCAAGGATTGGGAAGAGGTTTTCGCGCAACGTGCGCGGGAGAATGAGCGCATGAAAGAACTGGGTTTGACGGCTCCGGATATCACGCCAGAGCCCGTTAATGAAGCGCCTGCAGGACAGGAGGAAAACGCGAATGAAGAATAAATTTAACATCACGGCGTCGGCTGATTTCGAGGCCGCAAAAACTGACGGCGATGGACGGCGTAGGTTTTCGATGAACGCTTATACTGGCGGTGCGATTGAGTTGGGCGGCTGGCAAAACCCCGTTGTGATCGATCTAAACGGGATGAGTTTTTCCCGCAAGCCGCGCCCGATTTTGAAAGATCATGATGTGCATCAAATCGTCGGACATTCGGAGAAATTCGAGGTTGTAGAAGGCGTCCTGAAAGTCACTGGCATTATCTCCGGCGTTGGCGCGGCTGCGCAGGAAGTCACCGGAAGCGCCGATAACGGATTCCCATGGCAGGCGTCAATTGGCGCAGTGGCAAAGCGTACTGTTCCGGTGCCTGAAGGCAAAAGCGTGATCGTCAATGGCAAACAGTTTGACGGCCCGATGTACGTTGTCAGGGCGTCGAATATCTATGAGGTGTCTTTTGTGCCTCTCGGGGCAGATGACAATACAAGCGCGTTGGTTGCGTCCCGTGAGGGCGCGGAAGAAATGGAGGTATTGACCATGGAGTTTGAAGCGTGGGCGAAGTCGAAGGATATGGACATTACCAAGATGAGCGACGGCGATTTGAAGGCGGCCAAGGAACTGCATGCCGAAGAACTGGCGAAGATCGAAGCCGAGAAAAAGCCGGTAGAAGTGGTGGCAGAAAAGCCGGTGGAAATCGTCCCGGACGTCAAGGCGATTGAGGCCGCGACGGAATCCGAACGCAAGCGCGTTATGGAAATCAAGGGTGTGTGCAAGGGCGAATATCCTGAGATCGAAGCTGCGGCTATCGAGTCCGGCGAAGCAATCGAAAGCGTCAAGACAAAGGTGCTGGAACAGATGCGAGCCGGGCGGCCTGCATCAACTCCCGCAGTGCATATTAAGGAGGATAAGGGCATGGAACACAAGGTCATGGAGGCCGCCGTTTGCATGACGGCTAAGCTCCCCAATGTGGAAAAGGTGTACGATGAAAAGACGCTGCAGGCTGCGCACGAGGCCGGTCCGATTGGCGTGCAGGAAATCCTGTTGAATGCTGCCGAAAAGAATGGCCTCACTGGCATTCGGAGCGTGAACAAGGCCAACATCGAACGCATCATGAAGGCGGCTTTCGGCACGAAGGACTGGACCGGTATCCTGTCCAACGTTGCGAACAAGTTCCTTCTGGCGGGCTATACGTATGGCGATGAAAGCTGGCGTCGCATTGCGAGCATCCGCGCGGTCCGTGATTTTAAGACGGTCACAAGCTACCGCATGAATGCGAATATGGTTTTTGAGGAAGTCGGTGCCGGTGGCGAACTGAAGCACGGCACATCCGGAGAAGTCAGCTATACGAACAAGGCTGACACATACGGCAAGATGTTTGCCGTGACCCGTACCGATATCATCAATGACGACCTCGGAGCAATGTCTCAGGTGCCTACCGAAATTGGGCGCGGTGCAAAGCTGGCGTTCAATAAGGTTTTCTGGACCGAATTCATGGATAACGCCACGTTTTTCGTTGCGGGCAATAACAACTTTGACGAGGGCACAGATACCCCGCTTTCGCTTGCCGCGCTGGAACTTGCGAACCAGCTTTTCCTGAATCAGACCGACCCGCAGGGCAATCCGCTGGGCGTCGCCCCGCGCATTCTCTTGGTGCCGAACGCTCTGGAGAATACGGCCAAGACGCTCATGGCGTCCGCTGAAATCCGCGACACTACCGCCTCCGCGAAATACCCTGTTGCGAACCCGTTCGCCGGTGCGTTTGATGTGGTCCGTTCCAGCTATCTTTCGAGTGCGGCTATCAGTGGTTATAGCAGCAAGGCTTGGTATCTCCTTGCCGACCCCATGGACGTCCCGACTATCGAAGCGTGTTTCTTGGATGGTGTCGAAACCCCGACCATCGACCAGGCGGATGCTGATTTCAATACGCTTGGCATCCAGATGCGCGGATACTTTGACTTCGGCGTGAACAAACAGGATTTCCGTGGCGGCGTTAAGATGCTCGGCGAAGCGGCTGGCAGCTGATAAAAACCCCCTGTGGGTAGGTAGCCGTTAGGCTCCCGTGGGATGCGCACACGAAAGCACGCATACACTTTTAAAACAACCTTTTTCGGAGGATAAAAAATGGCTACCGCGTATTTTGTGCAGGAAGGAAACGCCTACGATTACACGCCCGGAAGTGCTGTGGCAGAAGGTGATATTGTGATTCTTGGCGAGCGTATCATTGGCATTGCCCAGAGCGATATTGCCGCGAATACCAAGGGCGCGCTTGCAGTAAAGGGAGTTTTCAAATTCACTACCGCTGACACTTTCGTGCAGGGTGAAGCGGCATTTATGACGGCGGCCGGTGTGATTACCGACGATGCGACCGACTACTACGCCGGGACCGTGGCGAAGGCTGTCACCAGCGGCACCGAAGTGGAGGTCGATATCAACGTGCAGGCCGAAGCGTACGGCTCCTGAAATTGATTGATCCCCGGCGGTCGATTCGGGCCGCCGGGGTTTTTCTCTTTGCATCCGTGGAGACGAATAATGCAAGCCTGCCCCCCTGAATGCCAAGAGGATAGAGAAAGGCATTCAAACGATATTGATAAACTTTACGAAATGGCAATTCCATCATGGGTAAGGGTGTTTATTTTTTCCGCAATCGGCCTTTTGTTTACGCTATATTTCGTAAGCGTTGTGAAGGCTTTCGACGTATTCCAAACGAAGGAAAGCGCCATTCGGGACAGGGCGCAAGTGGAATCAACTTTGGCTGAAATCCGCGCCGATGTGAAAACGCTTTTGATGCGTCCGCATTCAAACTGAAAAGGAAAAACACATGGATACGATTATTTCCATTCTCAATACCGACGCGGCAATTACCACCATCTTGGGCATTTTCGCGTGGCTTGTTGCGCGTGTATTCGCCGCGAAACCGGAGTGGAAATCTATCACTGAAAAGTATGGGCCTTATCTGATTTCTTCCGTCAAGGCTGCGGAAAAGGCCATTCCGAACGACGTTGAAAACAAGAGCCTTGCCCGTCTGGATTTTGCCGCACAAACATTTTTGACTGCCTTTCCTGATTCCGGAATCAGTACTGAATCGGTGAAGGCGGCCATTACGGCGGTGCACGCAAAGATGGAATCCGAAGGGAACATCTGATGAACTGGTGGCAATTCGCACTTACCTTTGTGAAACAATATTTTGATTCGCTGTTCGAGCATCCCGAACAGAAAAAGGACGAATTCCATGAAGTCAAAAAGCGCCCTGATGATTGCGATCCTGACCCTTTCAAGCCTAGTGATTTTTAGCGGGTGCTTCCTGCAACCGAAGGCGACGACGGTACAACGCTGGAACATGATCGAAGTCGAAAATGCCCCGGCCCTTCGCATCGGTAAGCCTGTCAAGGCATCGTTTTTTGATTGGGCATTGAATCGAGAAGTGACCGTCGAATTGCTCGAAAAGAGCGAGTCCGGAGAATGGGTAAGCATCGGAAAAGGCACGCTCCCGGCTGGCGCGTATATCAAAGGGCAGCGGCCGAAGAATCTGGAAGCTGCAAAGTGATCTGCCCTATCTGCCAGCGCCACACAACGCACCTTGTCCCGTATGACGGGGAATGTATGTGCGCATACTGCCGGGAAGAGCGCGAAAAAGAGCGGCGCGAAACGAAATATAGCCGCCAATGGGAGCGCGACAGGGAACGCATCCGTAGAGAAAAGGAAAACGGCTAATGGCTGGAATTTTGCCCCCTGTTACGGGTGCCGACATTGGCGCTACGGGCGACGAATGGGAAGACGTTTATCTTGCGGGGCAAATGATTGACGCGGACGAAAACGCCGTGAGTGTTGCGGATATTGCTGGACATATTGCGGAGACAACAGAGGCACATGGTGGCATTGTGGCGAGTACCGATGCGCGTCTCACAAATGCGCGCACTCCAATCGCGCATGCATCGACGCACCAGAGCGGTGGTACGGATGCAATAAAGCTCGATGACCTTGCTGCACCAGACGACAATACGGACCTGAACGCATCAATATCAAAGCATGGCCTGCTACCAAAGCTCGGAGGTGGGACAACAAACTATTTGCGGGCTGACGGATCGTGGGCAACGCCCCCATCAGGTAGCGCGACAAGCGCCACAACTACTATAGCCGTTGGAGACTGGTCCGGGAATGTTTGCACAAAGAGTCTATCTGGCGTGACCGCCAGCAATCATATCGTGGTTGGCCCGGCACCATCCAGCGCAGATGCATACGGCGCGGCGCGGATCATTGCGGCGACACAGGGCGCCGGGACCATAACGTTTGGTTGCACCACAACGCCGACAGGCAGCATCGCAGTCAACGTATTGATTTTCGGGTGAGGCGCATATGATAATTAACACACC